TACCCCCATGAGAAGGTTCGCCTCCTCTGGACCAACTCAGTAACGCCTGGCGAAGCCGAGTGGGCACCGTCTCCTGGTGCCGCTGCCGCAGAACTTGTTGGCTTTGATCGGACAACTTACTCAGCGTGGACTACTGCCCATGCAGATGAGATCTCATCCATGCCTTTGGTGTACGGCGCCGAAGGAGATCTCCAAACCTTGTTTGAGATTATATGAGTTTGTTTAAGATCATAGAGCTAGAAGTTCCCCTCGCCGGGAAGATCATCTTTGACGCATTCGATGATATGTATTCTTCGTTTTCCAAGGCCCTGAGCATGGCGTTAAAAGGCTACGGTAACCCGTCCCCTCGGTTGGACGGCCCGCTGAACGGCGAAGGTGAAACTCAGTTTCAAGAGGGGCCACAGCGGCCGCCCGCAACGGCGGCTCCTGTTGCCCGACCACTCCGGCCGGTGAGTAAGGGAGATGCTTCCATTAAGTCTGCTATAGATTTTCGTGTGGAGCGCCAACGGTTGTTGATTGTGGACACCGGGGAAAGGATTTCGAATCACCCCATACCAGGTATCCCAGTAACAAACCCGAACGAAGTTACAATCTACTACTTCCCACCCTGGCAGCTGCAGCAGGTGCTCTCGCAACCGCCGCAGTTCTTCCAACAATTATCAAGGAGTGGAAGGGTCTATTTCGCATTGGACTCTCAAAGGAGCAGATCAAACAACTCTATCCCGAATATTCAACCAAGGTCGAAACTGTAGCACAAACCATAATGCCACAGACGAAGAAAACCGTTCGCGTTGCCAAGAAAGGCAGCAAATCCTCGACTCAGAAGAAGAAGAAGAATATACCGCGGGCTCCCGCACCCGCGAAAAAGACTGCGCGGAATCCCATGCCGTCAATGACAAAGTCGTTCACGCGCCCGTTGGCCGAAGGGTCAGTGGTGTCACCCACAAGACGGACGATGCAGATCCCCGGCGGGACACGCGTCATCGCGATGGAACTGGTCGCCTCGCTCACTGCGAATGCGACTGGCAACAACGCTGTTGGCAGCGTGCTCTCGACAGTGGAAGTGAATCCGAGAGAGCTTACTGGCACTCTCGCCTTCAACTACTCCGGGCTCTA